CTCAGCTACGAACTCATGAAAATTGATCTTAGTGTTATAGCGGCCAGCGTGATCAGGTGTATTAGCCTTCTCGCCTGTACTACGGGCAAACCCACTAGCTGCTGCCTGTAACTCCTGCGATCGATCTAAGATTACCTGGACTATCTGCGCCATCTCAGTTATAGCCATATTGGTTTGCACTGATCGCTACGTGATTTACTGCTACAGGTATAACCCCGGTATTTTTGTCCAGTCTTAGGGCTCACGCCTTCCTTGTAAACCATACGGCCGTGTGAGCAGATAGGCGCAGCATCTACGATCTCGCCGCCTAATTGCGCTTTAATGTCTGCGATAGTTTCCGCAGCTGGTCGAACACTACCAACGCCATCAACCTTTACTGCAGGTGTAGCAGTAGCCCATAGATCAACCTCTACTGCAGGCTGAGCCTGTAGGCGTTCCACCTTTTCCATATCCTGCCGTGTAGGCCGTGCATCGCTTGGCATGAGTAACCCGATGGCTCGACCGATAGCAGACGTGCTGCAGTTCTCGATCCAAAAGTCACGGTTTACGCCTCGATCGGTACGCAGCTCATAAGCATAATCAACAGCCGCCGGGACTACATCCTCATGCTCACGAAATACGCTGGCACGGATGATGACGTAGCCATCTTTGACGTTTAACTCAACGATCTCAGTAATAATCCTGCCTGAGATATGGGTTTCTCTAAAACGCTTAATGCGGCTGTTTACATCCTCATAGTTATCCAGGTTAAAAGTCATGAGTTTTTAACGATCTGTGTAGCTGTGTTAAATGCAGCTCTTAAACCTGCAGCGCGGCCACGATTAAAGCCATCTTTAACGCCTTCTTTGTAACCAACAGACCAACCTACTACGAACCAACCGATATTAGTAAGAATTACTAACGCTACTACCTTTTCTATATCCATTTACTTCGCCCTTGTTTGGGTTAAGCCGTGCTACACCGAATTAGGTAGCCCTGCCTAACGTGTAAATAAAGGGTAAAGCCTAGGTATGACAGCGGTCAATAACCGACACGCCTATCGCTGCAATAACATCTCGTAAATGCTATCGACCTTTGCTTCTATGCGATCAACACGGCCGCGTAGATTGTGACCACCGTTGCCATCCTGGCGTAACTCGCTTAGGTAATACTTAACCAAATGGCGTACCAGCCCAGCCGCAAACCCCATAAGCGTACAGATGCCTATGGCTATGGCTATTAGCGACTGGGCGGCAGTCATTACTTAACGCCGAAAGTAGTATCGCTTGGATTCATGGCGCGCAATAATGGGCCAAGTAGTCCAGCAATAAATGCATTACCTAGTGTTTTCCAGTCGGTAATGCCGGACATGTAAAGCGCAGCTGCGCAGCTAAAAGCGGCGCGTAGATATGACAGGCCAGCGGCCTTAGCTTGTTCTTTCATGGTCTTACTCCTAAGTGCCCTTAGTTGACTTGTTTCAATACTGCAATCGTATGCGTACCCGATGCAGCAATTCCATATAATCCTTCATGATCTCCTACAGGCACTTGCATTTTATCGCCGTTATCTAGTTTGTAGCCGTTTTCTGTAGTTACGTTAGCATCGCCTAAATAGACAGCACCGCCGCCTAGATTATGTAGCCATACTGTCTGATCCATAATATTTGCAGCTACTAAAAGCGTGGCTGTAGTGGTTACTGTTACTTGTGCGCTAGTCGGCATAACTTAATCCTAACTTCTCTATTAGTTTGGCTGTCTTTACGGGATCTTGTGCTATCTCCCAATGCATCTCGTCTTTGCGTGTCCAGTTGCCGCCCCAATTAAGGCCGTATTTCTTGGTCAATGCCTGGATCATTGGAATTTTCTCAGCTGGAAACGTGCCAGCCTTGCCTAACGGGTGTTTAGTTGCGTTGAGATCGATAGCAGTACCCGATGCGTGGTTACTTAACTTGCCCGGCACGCCTCTAACATCTCGATATGCGTAGCCCCAGTCATCTAACGTGCCGCCATCGATCGGCTCGATCAGTTCATTAAATTGCTCAGCAAAGGCAACCAATAAAGGCGCAGCAAAATAGGCGCATCGCAGCTTTATCTTTGTACCCTTGATTGGATAAGACTTGATACGGATCGACTCAACATCTTTAGAGGCTGGCCAGCCGTTATAACTAATTGCTGTAGTCATTTATTGGCACTATCCATTGGCAAGTGTTTTCATCAAAGCCTGTAGCGTTATCGGGTTTCGGTGCAATAAATGCATCTCGAACTGCATCGTAGGTATAGCCAATGCCAGCGTAATTTTTTCGTATCTTTCCATTATAACTTGTCTTAACCCATGTACCGCCGAGTGACTCCATAAATGCTTGGCCTTCATCTGGCTCATTGTTATCACCTACAAGTACACGCAGTACTAAACCTTTATCATCTATTTCTGCCCAATGACTCATGCTAAATACCTCACAATTACAACTCCTGATCCGCCTGAACCACCAAGTTGCGGTACTCCACTCCAGCCACCGCCGCCACCGCCACCGCCAGTATTTGCAGTACCGTTAGTGCCAGCTGCTGAAACACTAGCTGCGCCACCGCCGCCTAATCCACCGATGCCTGCTACTTTTCCGCTAGGCACGTTAATGGTTGCACCGCCACCGCCACCGCCATAGTAATAAGTGCCGCTTACATTTTGTCCAGTACTTGTTGCGCTGCCCCATGCAGAATAAGCAGTTGTGCCTACGCCACCTGTACCACCTGTATTTGCATCAGAGCTAAGTGAGTTTGTAGTGCCGTTACCGCCAACAGCAGATGTACCACCACCGCCGCCAGATGTGTACCAAGATCCTGTACCGCCAGCATTACCTTGCCCAGATGTCGCAGTACCGCCTGCCGATGTACCGCTACCACCATTTCGACTTGAACCACCGCCACCCGAACCGCCATTACCGGGTGCTTGGTTAAAAGTAGCACCATAGCCGCCGCCTTTAACTAAAGTTAATGCGCCGAATTGCGAATCGTTACCATTAGTTGCACCGCTGCTTGTTGAACCTGATCCACCTGCACCTACTGTTACGGTGTATGAGGCACTTGCAATTGATTGCGATGCAAAGCCTAGCAAACCACCAGCACCAGCACCTGCAGCTTGATCGCCACCTGCGCCACCGCCACCAGCTACTACCAAAATATCGCAAATTAAAGTGCCATCACTTACAACAAAATTGCCGCCCGATGTAAAGGTGTGATATTTATAGCCACCAGCCGTTGTAATTGTGCCACCTGTTGCAGTAGCCCCTTTAGCATTTAATACGCCTACGATTGTGTTGAGCATTATCCAATAGCCCCTACAACATACCAAGCATCTGTACCAGTTTTAATAAGCGCAGCTGATCGGTATTGGGTAAGTGTTGGAGATGCTGCAGTAGCACCTGAACTTAGTACCGTAGTCGTACCGGGTGTTACAGCTGAAATGGTGCAAGTACCTGCGCCAATATTCATAACCGTAATAACTGTACCGATTGCAAAAGCCACGGATGCATTTGTAGGTATCTTAAACGCGTTAGCCGATGCGTTAGACATGGTTACTAGCGTTTGGTATTGATCGGTAGATACCGCTGTATAGGTAGTGCCTGTTTGAGCATTAAGGGTAAATGCCACCAAGCCATTAAACATTGAACTGGTAAGCACGTCCCCTGTAACTGCTGGGAATCCTGTTGCCATTATTTATCTCCTCTAGTATGAAAGTACATTTTGTCCTAAAACCCCATAGTTAGCGTTACCAATAATAAACCCGTCAATTATGGGCTCTAGTGTAGTAAAGGTAGTGCGCCATTTATTCGGTGTAACGTTGTGTGCCACGCCAAATACTTGAAGTGTTTTTGTCAGAGTCGAGCTACCCGGCTGATTTGTCGTGATCGTTACAGGATCAAAGAAATCAAGATCAAGCGCGGCTACGATGCCAGCTGCGTAGTTATCTGTGTAAAGGTCTAACTCGATGGCATCGCATCTAACGCTAGTTTCCGCACGGCTTGCAACATATGCACGGGCATAGTCCAGAGCTACGGCATCGGTCTGCATTAATAAATCTTGTGCATTGTAAGTATGGGCAAAATATTTTTCAACGCTGGCAGAATTTATGGCTGATTGAACGCTGCCACCTGCTCGGCTTACGTTTGCCTGATTAAATACAAGCGTGTCATCAAGTCGCCATACAGCGTTGAAATAGCCAATGTCTGTGCCATTATCGTTAAATACGGTAGGCGTACCACCGATGCTAGCCGTAGTTACTAAACGGTCTTGGAAAGTCCAAGATCCAGATGCATCTACATATATTGCGCCATATTCGCTATTTGTGGCTGTTTGTAAAGCTGCTAAAGCAGTACGCGCTGTACCCGGGTCGTTTTGTAGCGTGGTTAACCCAGCATCTACATCACGCATTGAACTAGGCCAGCCAATAGTATTGAGGATTTGATTAATTCTTGTGCCGCTTAAGTCACCAGCGGATGCACCTGTAACGGTACTGATCTGCGCATTTTGAGCTAAGCGTGTGGCATCTACAGCTGTAATAGTCGTGTACACGACATCATTGGCGTTGCGTGGGGTAGTGGTCGTGTAGCTAGTAATAAAACCGCTAAACATTGGATAAGTAATGCCACCATAGGTAGCTGATATTGACACTTTACGCATAGGCGTTAAAAAGCCAAAATAGGGGCTGCTCGGGTTCTGGCTGTTGAAGTCCCCATTTTGATCAACAATGCGCAGGGTTAGTGTGCCTGTTTGGAATTCATCGGCTGTAGCTGATCTGCCACGCCTAGTACTAACGCTATCTACTACGTTAGATACATCCACGATAAGCGCAGCTGAGTCGGCCAATACGTTAGTACCGAATATGCCTTCGCCAATAATAAAAGCCTGTGCCGTGGCTGGGCCTGTACCAAAATTAATTACCGCGTTAATTACTGGGATTGTCATTAGCCATTGTCCGGTAACGTGCCAGCAGGAAAACGTGATAAGCCTTGCCTTTGCGCGTTTAACATCGCGCCGTTCACTATGTCGATAAAATCAGTACCATCAAATATTGAACCTTCGACTATTACTGTTACTGAGTTATCTAATGATCCTGTTGAACCTGTAGGTGGCAGGTAATCAAAGATGCCCCCATACCCCGGTGGTATTGGTTGGCCACCACCACCAAAACCCGGTGGCATAACTGTAGGTGGCACAACTGGCGCAGCTGGGGTAGGTAATGGTTTAGCAAGTAGTGCTAGGTAATCCTGTAATGCTGCATACTTAGCATCGTCTGCTATTTTCTGTGCAGCTGCAATACGTTCAATAATAGTTTTCTGTGTAGTGTAATTAAGAATATCCATTGTGGCCTGAGCCGCTGCCACTTTATCAAGTGCAGCTAATTTAGCAATTTGCAGCAGCTCTACCTGTGTTTTTTCGGTATAAAAATTGGCTTCGGCTAAACCACCCGATGCTGCAATAGCTGCATTATATTTACCGTATGCAGCTTGGCGCGCTAGGGCGGCCTCTTCCTCGGACATCTTTGTAGTTTTAATGCGCTGCAATTCATCTAGTAGCAGCTGATTAATGTAGTTAAGTTCGCTTTCGCTAATGCTCTTTATGCCGGCTAACTTATTAGTTTGCTGTTCCTGAGTTAGCAGTTTTAATTGGTCAATATACTTTAAAGCTGTTTCGCCGTTTTCGTTTTCGATCTCCTGCATGGCCAATAGGCGTAGGCGTTCATCTTTATCGTAAGTAGCCCGTAGCGCAGCTGCTATCTGTATCTTATTAAGATCAAATGCAGCCGCTGCCTTAGATAGTGCAGCCTTAGCCTTTTCTAATAGTAGGCGTTTCTTTTCGGCCGCTTCCTGTTTTTTAGCATTGTCTAATTGCTTATTTTGTAGGGCTGCCAATAACTTGGCGCGCTTGGCTGCATCTGCCTCTAACTTAGCTAGGCGTTTAGCTTGTTCCTCTTTAGATATTTCTAATGCTGATTTAGGCTCAGGTTTAGGTTTAGGCGTAAGTTTCACACCAGCCTGCGCACCTGCAAATCCTAAGAATATACTTTTAGGTAGATTCTTTAAGTTTTTGATTAAAGTCGGAATAGCACCGACTGCACCGCCTGTAGCCCGTGTAACGTTAGCAATAGCAGTCGCAACAAGTTCAATTACATAAGCCGCATCGCTTGCCTCAGTACCACCAGCAACAGCCGCAAAAGCATCTATCAAGCCGCCGCCAATAATCTCGGATGCGTTGCTTGTTGCTACTCCTAATACATCCATGCTGTAAGCCGTAGTACCTAAATAATCATTAGCTGCACCAGCAGATTGCTTTAGTAAAGTGCCTAGAATTTCATTAAATGACTTGCTACTTAGTTCTGCTTTAGTTAGCCCGGTATTGTATTTAGCCAAGCCTTTAGTAATGCCTACATAACCCTTAGCAAGATCCTGGGATACTGTGGCTAGATCAATACCAGATGCACGGCTAATCGTGATGGCATCATTTAATAACTTCTGTGATTGGACTAATGATCCTGTTTGGGTCAATAGACCCTGAAACGCTGGCCTTAAAATGTCATCGGCGATGCCTGCAGATCTTTCAAGGTCGGCTATAAATTTAGATATATCTACGTTAGCAAAGCCAATGCCTAGATTATCTACAGCGTTAGATAGACGTGAGGCAGCTGCTTCATCCTCAGCAAAGGCTTTTACAGCTTGTTTACCAAAGTTAATTACGGCTTTTGTACCAAAGGCTATACCTAAGCCACCAGCTAAAGACTTAACACTTTTCGTTAATTTTGCTGTAGCTGTGTCTGCCTGCTTAAATGCTTTTTTGCCTGTGAACTCAGCGGCTATATCAATTCTTACTGATGGATCAACGGCCATTAGTTATACCCCACAGCCGTATTAAATTTATCCCGGGCAGACTCAATGGCCTTAATAACAGCTGCGTTAGTCTTGCCGCCATCCTCAGCCCATGCGCGAAAGATTGCGCGGCCTTTCATCTTGCGTGATCTACGGCCTCTACCTGTTTGATTATTGGCATCTACGATCTTGCTGTATTCATCCATAGATTGCACGAATAGATAGCCAGCCTCTGGGTTATTGCTCTTGCCGTATTTTTTATTAGTGCTTGTCATGTAACGATATTCGCCAGCCCCGGTATCGCGGCGATAAGTAGGAATTACAACCTCACGCATTTTTGCTTGCTCACGCCCAGAGGTATGAACACGGCCAGCAGTTTCATAAATAGCACCCGATGCAGATGCATTTTGAATACGAGCTAGTGATCGAAAGCCTGATCGATTTACCTTGCTAGGTGTAGTTTTGTAACCTACGCCGCCTCTAGCACCTCTGCCATCCCATACTGGAAACTTGCCATTACCAGATGCTTTACCCCAGCCCGATAAAGGTGCTTGGGATGGAATAAAGCCACGCGCCTTAGACACAATAGGTTTAAGCAAACTAGCCATTTCTTTGCGTGTGTCTTTAGCTAGATCAGGCGTAAATTTTCTTAAAGCTCTTTGGAGATCAACGCCGCCTTTTATTGTTACTGGCATCTTGGATCTCCTTTGCTCGATCTTTCATCGCCTGCAGTAATGCACTAAACATCCTGGAATCTAACCCAATTAAATCTTTAGGCGGTATTCCCGTTTCCAAACTGATCCGTGCGATCAAGTAAGTAAACGAGTCACGCCTTATGCTTCCGGGTCATCCTCTAACACATCCACCTTTTTTAAAGTCTTTAAGAATTCTGCGCCGAACATTGGCACGGTTTCGCCTGCAGCTCTTAAACACTCCCACGCCAGCCAGTACACATCGGTCTGTTTTTCATCCTCGCGGAAGGCGCGGTGAAAACCTTTCTTTGCATACAGCTCGAACGCGTATTCAATAGATGGTGTTATCTGATGCTCAGATACGTTGCCGTCTATCTTTGTAACTTTTAACTTTGCCATCTGTTAGCCCCTTTGGTTTTTATCAGCTAGTTGTAATTACGATTGGTGAATTACAAGTAAATGTAATTGATTGTGTAGCGATGTCTGCTACTGCGCCGTTAATATCGGTAGTGTTATTTACCAAAATTGTGGTGCTGTATAACGGGTTAGTAGCTGATACCACTGCGCTTGTCTGCTTTAGCGTAATAGGTACTGTTGTACCCCATGCAGCTTGAAGTGTTGCGTTTACGTTTGCAGCAGCTGTATCGCTTAGGAAATCTAAAGTGATTGTGCTTGCCTCTAAACCCTTAACGAACTTATGAGCTGTATCGCCCATAGCAGTTACTTCGAG